CACGTGTCACCGCACGACGCCGGCGAGCGCGACGGCCCCGGCCGGGATCTTCCCGGCCGGTGTTTGGAGCTCGTGCGTCAACACCCCATCGAAAGCATCGACGAGTGCGATGAACGCCGTGACCCTTGGGTTCGTGATGTGGGACAAGTCGCCGGGGTACTGACCTTCCGGCAACGCGGCGGGAAGGCCGAGACCATCGTACCGTACACGCAACGCCTTGAGCCGACCGACCAGGTCGACGAGGTTTCTTGCCTCTCGCGAGTAGTCCGTGAGCAGGTTGAGGATCTGCGGGTTCATGTCGTTTGGTCCTTGATGAGTCCGAGGTCTGCCAAAGCAATCAACAGTCGTTGGAGTGCCACGTTGCCGGCCCGTGATCCGGTCACCGCCGGTTTGACAACGGCAGTGGCACCGAAGAACGAAAGCCGCGACTCCGTCCCGTCCGCTTCCATGCGGATCGCTTCCCGACTTGCCGTATCGTGAACGCTGAGTTTCACACGGGACTTACGAGTGGCGTCCGTGCTGTCGGTCCATGAGTGGTCGATCGTGTAGACGCGCCTCAGTGCCGAAGTCGTAGTCATTGAGACGACTTGCTCGGTCGGGTTGATAGAAGTGGTCGTGAACGCCCAAATCCCATCACCGCCGTACTGATCGAGGTGGAATGCTTGCCCGTTGCCTCGCTTCATGCCGTATGGAGCACTGGGAGTGCCAAGACTCAAGCCAGAGTCCGCATTCAAAAAGAGACCGTTCGAGAACTGGAGATATCCGTTCGACCTCCAGGCCAGCCCGTTCGCTTCGGCACCCGGAACACCCATGTACCAAACCGGTTCAATGTAGGATCCGCTCACCGCGGAACGGATGACGAGCGGGTTCGTTGTCGCCGACGGTACGCGGGAAGGTACAGAGATAGTTCCGTCCGACCGGATGCAGGTTACAACCACTCCGGCTGACGTCCGCCACTCCGCGAGGTTCGCAGTTTGACCGGCGAGTGCTTGAACGATCAATGGCGTCGAGACGACGGCCGACGGCGTCAGGGTGCCGATGCTCTGAAGGCTCGAATGGGTCACAGTCCCCGCCAGCGTGTTCCCCGTCAGGGCCCCGGCGTCCAACGACGAACCTACTCTCACACCGCCGAAGTACAGCCCATCGGCCTGAACGATGACTCGAGGTAGCCCCGCGGCACTCGGAACAATTCCGGATTCGTAGCCCCAGACGTTGAAAGCGACCTCGAAGTGATACCCGTCGTCGACGAGGTTCGAGTTCGTGCCAACCCAGAAGGCGGCTGCGACTTGGCCTCCCGACCAGTCATGCAGGGCGAGCCGGATTGCTTCTGCGACGTCCCGGCCGGCCGCGTATGTGTCGGCCAGGACGTCGAACTCGAAACGGTACCGGATGAGCGTAGTCTCGCCGGCGAGCGTGTCAGACGGTTCGCTTTCCCTGACGGCGTACATGACCCACGGCGACGGGATTTCGTAATCGGGGATCTGGGTCGGGTAGATTCGATCTTCGACCAGGCCGGCGACGGCGACGTCCGTCCCGAGCCGTTCACGCACGCTTTCTTCTACGGTGGGCATGAACCTAACTACGCCGCGGCCTCGCCGTGGCTCGGTCGATGACGTCAACCAGGTGCTCGCCGCCGAGGTGCTGATAGCGGTTCGTGGTTGCGGTCCTTGCGTGGCCCATGATTTCGGCCAGAGTCTTGTCCCTCACCCCGTTCTCGGTCGCAGTCGTCGCGGCCGTGTGGCGAAGGGTGTAACAGACGACACGTTCGCCGCCGTCATCGGTAGAGAGTCCGGCCCGGGCACGTGCCCGAATCATCGCAGAACGCAAGGCGTCCTTTTTCCAGGGCCGGCCCCGCGAATTGAGGAAGACGTGTTCTTCGGGCTTCCGATCCGGAGACCGCCTTTCGAGTGCCGTCAGCAGTTCGGCGGCGAATCTGTCGAGCGGAATCAGCCTCACCTTCATCTTGTCTTTCCGAAGCTTTTTCGCCTTGAACTTGTTCAGTCGCAGCAGCCGATTCGGAAGGTCAACCTGGGACCATTTCAGGTTCCGGAGTTCCCCGGGCCTCGCCATAGTGTGAACCAATGCCGACAGAATGCGACGAAACGGCCGCGGCGACACACGGTACAGACTTGCCAGTTCCTTCCGTGTCAGCACCCTTTCGCGTTCGCCGCATGGCGGAGTCGCAAGCTTCCGGAAGGGGTTCTTAGGAACCAGGTCCTCATCAACCGCCCAGGCGTACATGGCCTTCACGGAACGGATGAAGTGGTTCGTGAACTCGACACCGATGATGTGGTGAGGTCGCAACTCGGCAGCAGGGAAGGCTCCGACGGCTGCGCGTAGTTTCTCCAGCGCGACGACGTACCACTTGCGCGTCTGCGGTGCTTTCGAACCGGCCCGCACGTGCGCGCAGAGAAACCGGTCGAAACTGTCTATGAGGGCGGAGACAGTGAACACACCCGCATGATGCGATCCTTCCACCGACGTTGAAGGGGATTCTGTTTGTCGATAGATTTCCAAGGGCGTGTTCCGTTCTGCCTGGGCGAGCTTTGCGGCTTGCGCAGCAGCTCGACCAACCGCATAACTAGAACGACCGGAGTTGCTTCGTGTCTGTCGAGTCCACCCGTTTGCTTGGGGTGCAAGAGGTCGTGGGTTCAAATCCCGCCGGCTCGACTGACCGACTCTGATCAAGTCGGTCTACTCCGACCGGTTTGCCAGCTCGAACCTGGTGAACTGCGTCTCACCCCGCCCCCCCGGTGTCACGTCCGGGGGGGCGGGGATTTTTTTTCTAACCGACCATTTCTCCGCCCCAGATTTTGAACTTCAGCAGCCCCCACCCGACCGCGATGAGCCGGACGAAAGCCGAGGGCGTGAACCTTCCGGGCTTCTGGATTGCTGGGACTGTTTCGATTTCGACGACGCGGGTTTCTGTGACGCGAACCGTCAGACGGCCCATTCGAGCGCGACTTTCTACACCGTCCCGGCTTGCGCGAACGCGGATGCCGAGCTACAGAACGATGGGGAGGTAATTCCCTGGTGTGTCGGCAGACCTCTTCTGCCTCGCATCGCGGCCCGGGGTGGTGATAGACCCCGGGCCGCCTCGTTTCCGGTAACTACGCGCCGCCGCGTCGTTTTCGCTACCGGCCACGTATGTACCCCGCGCCTATACTTCTCCCCGTCCCTTTCCGTCAGAACCCCCGCCCGGGTGATGCCGATGAATGATTTCGCGCAGCTCGGGGCCGACCAGGAGCCCCCGGTGAGCTACCGTCAGAACCCGGCCGCCTCGGCCGTGCCGAACCCCGTGCAGTTGTTCGCGGCCGGACTACTCGCCGTCTGGTTCGGGACGGTCCTCGGCGGCATCTCGATGTTCTTCATCGCGAAGGCCTGGGTCCGGTACGAAATCGGGAACGCGATCGTCGAAGCGAACGACCGCCAGAAGGCGGCCGCGAAACACCCGTAGACCGGCACGCCTCCCCCCCCTTCCCCGCCCCGTCCGGCCCGAAATCCGAAAACGCCTATACGCCCCGTGGAGCGATTTTCTCGCCCCGGGGTGCCCGATTGCCCACCCCGGGCGGTTTCGTCGCACTGGCGCGGCCAATTTCGGGGGTAGAAACGGCGTCGGCCGGCGGCGTCACACCCTGCCGGCCGGACGCGGGGCCCTGTTTTTCGCTCCGACGCCCCGCCGTTCGCCGATCACCGTTTTCCGACCCGCCCCGACGCCGGCTCGGCCCCGCAACGCCCCGCCGCCGGCCGCCGGGTCCGGGCCGACCGCGCCTCTTCGCCTTCGCCTTCGCTTCATGGAGAATTCTCTCAAAAGCGTTGGCGATGGCGATGGCGTAAAGCGCGGTCGAAATCACCGCTCGCGGTCTTTTCGACCGCCGCGGTACCCCCGTTTCGGCCGAACACCGCTCGCGGTCTTTTCGACCGCCGCGGGGGAAAAACACCGCTAGCGGTCTCGCCGAAAATCGGGGTACCGCGGGGGGCCGACACCGCGAGCGGTGTTTTTTACCGCTAGCGGTGTTTGGACACCGCTAGCGGCCCCCCCCGACCGCGGTCCCACCCGACGGCGGCGGTACTCCCCGACCGCGGTACCCATCGACCGCGGTCCGGGGGGTACCGCGGTCGAAAAAATTTCGGCGGGTCCGGACCGGCCGCCGCCGGAAGGCGTGATCGCCAGAACCGCACCCCGCGGCATTCGCCGGATGCGTTCCCGTCGCCGATTTCGGCCCGTGGAGCGATTTTCGACCACCCAGACGCCCAACCACCCACCCGGGGTCAAGATCGTCGATCCTGGGGCCGTTTATGCGTTTTCGGTTCCGGACGCCCGAACGGGTGTCAAAATGGCAGAATTGACGCTCGGCACCCCGTCGCGTACCCTCCGCCCTGCCGACCGATCATCACGTGACCTTCACGGGGTTCGACTCCGCCCGCCTGGGCGGTGCCCGTGAGACAGGGTGCTCGCGACGGCGAACTGGAACTCATCATGCCCGCATTGCCGTGGCGTGGGGGACTACCCCCCGCGCCGGTCCGCGTCCGCGTCGAGAGGTTCTCGACGCAGAGCATCAAGCACCGCGTCTGGTTCCTCGACGACTGCCGAATTCTGACGATGCACTTCTGCTACCGCGAGGCGTCGATACCGTGTTTCGCGCCCTCACCGTGCCCGTGTTGCGATGATCCCCGGTGGAAGAAAAGGACCGAAGGGTTCGCCGCGGTGCTCATCCGCAACGACCGCGAACACCGTTGGGAACCCGCCGTCGCGGTACTGACGCACGGCGCAATGAAGCAAATCGGGAACGGCCCTCACCGCGGCATCGTGTGCAACATCCGCCGCGTTATGCAGGGCAATCAGAAGATCCCCAAGGTCGAAGTATTACCGTCGGTCGATCCGCCGATTCCGGCGTTCGATATCGAGCCCCACCTCCACGCGATGTGGTTCCCCGCGGACTCGGCCCACAACGCCGCGGACGTGCCGGAGCCGATTCCGTTCGAGCCCGAGGCGAAGCCCCAGGTCGTGGCCGAGCCCATGCGTTCGATCATCTCGCCGGAGCAGCAGGCGAAACTCATCGCCGACCTGGAAGCCCGCGGCCTGGTCAACATGGCCAACCGACTCCGGCAGCAGGTCGACCCGGCCGCCGCGGCGTCGAACATCCCCGCGAACGCGACGAACCCGAAGCGGACGCCGGCGGCCGAGGAAGGCCCCAGCGTGTTGAAGATCCCGGTGAACGGGAGCCGCGTCCGCGTCCCGTCCGGCACCGCCGGGGAGAGCGTCATCAGTGCGAAGACCGAAGGCGGCCGGACGAAGGTCGTGATCGAGTCGAGCTACCCGAACCCGCCCACGCCGGCGGAGAAGGGGGCCGAGTTCATCCGGCAGAAGATCAAGCAGACCGTCGGCGTTCTCGGCGCGATGCCCGGCGACGACGACGCCCAGCCCACGGCACCCGCGAAGCGGAAAGGCGGTGCCGCATGACCGCACTCGTACCAGTCCGCGGCACGCCCGAGACACTCGCCGACGACGCGGCCGCCCTGGTCATCGCCGCGGGCCTATTGGAGCGACTCCACAACGCGCGGGCCGCGGCGTTGGTCCGGCGTTACTCCGACGCCGTGCGGGCCGTCGCCCTGAAGGAGGAAGAGCGGCGGGACAGGGTGAACGCCGCGTTCGTCGAGACCGCGGAAGGGGGTGCCCGTTGAACGGCACCAACACCCGCGGGGACTTCGTAACACTCAACGACCCGGCCGACGACGGCCCGCGGACGTTGCGGCTCATCCCCCTCGGCGACGTCATGGAGTTCGTGCAGAAGGTGAAGTCCATGCGGAAGGCCCAGAAGCGGTTCTTCACCGCGGCGGGCCGGGACAAGCCGGAGCGACGGAACGAGGCGATGGACTGGGAACGCCGCGTCGACGAAGCCGTCGCGGCGTTGGTGAGCACTTACAACGAAACCCCCGCACTCTTCGGGAGCGATACATGAGCACGGCCGAACTCGAAATCCCCGACGATATTTCGCAGCGGGCGGCCGACCTGGTCGACGTCGGCCACCTCCGCCGGATGTTCGCCGCCCATGCGTTGGCGGGGATCCTCGCGCACGACGGCGGGACGGACGACAGGTCGGCGGTGATCGAAGCGACGAGGCGGGCGTACCGGTACGCCGATGAGATGCTGCGGACGGGCGGGTTCTGACCGCAACCGCGAAACGACTCGGCCCCGGCCGCGCCCCTCGCGGGGACAGCGGCCGGGGCCTTTCCGTCGGACCGTCGCGTTTCACTCCGCCTTCGAAGGCCCGGCCGCGAGAGACTCCGCGGCCTTGCGTGTCCTTTCGGCTTCTTCCTCCGCCGCCCAGAGGAACTGCCTCGCGACCGGGATCATCTCCGGGAACGCGACGAGGAAGTAATGGATCTCGATCATCGCCTTCAGCACTTCATCGACCGTGACTCGCCTCATCGCGTGCTCCGGGCCCGTGGGGCGAGGGTTAACGGACCGACGCCACGCCGGCGAGCGGCGTCACGGCGGACAGCGTGGCCAGTTCGCGGTTGTACTTGGCCGCCAGCGCGTCGCGGTGTTGCGCGACGGCGTTGAGGGCCGCGGCCACCTTCTCCGCGTCCGTCGGCGTTGCCGGCGGCGGCGTGCCGAACGCGGCGATGCCCGCCGGCGGCGGCCGGCGGAAGAACTTCTGGACCAGGAGCACGGCGACGGCCCCGAGTACCAACGCCCACGGCCCGGTCGGGAGTATTAGCTCCGCGTTCATTCGTCACCCTTTCGCCAGTAGAGGATTAGGCCAATGGCCGCGAGGATCAGCCAGGCGAGTTCCGCCCCGAAGGCCGTCGGCGGGCCCGGGTCCGGTGTCGGCTTCGGGGCCGGCGTCGGGAGCAGCGGCGGGAGGTCCGGCAGCAGCGGCTTGAGGACCTTCCAGAGCAGCAGCAGATTCTTCAGCCGTTCGCCGTCGAAGAGTTCGACGGGAATCGTCCCGAGTGTCGCGGCCCTCCGGTCCACCGCGGGGCCGTCGGGTTCGCGGAGTGTTAGACCCGGTTGAAGGCCGAACTGGCCGACGGCCCACGAATCGGGGCCGTAATACTGCACGTTCAGTTTCAGCTTCACCTCCGCCGGGAGCTTCTCGAACTCGGCGCGGACGCGGGCGAGGAACGCGGCGTCTCCGACGGCCGACACGTTCGCCTTGCCCGTGTCGTCGAGCAGGGCCTTTTCTGCGGCGGCCCGGTCGCACGGCACGCCGTTGACGGCGTACCGCGGGGCGGCGTGGATCTTGTCGGACTCGATGCCGTAGTTCGCTTCGGATTCGACCGCCGCCGGGGCGTCCGGGAGAGGTGCCGGGGGTTCGATGACTTCGTCCGTGACGCGGCCGCCGCGGACGGCGACGACGCGGGCCCCGTCGTAATAAGCGGTGTTCACACCGCCCCGCCAGTAACCCCAGGTGCGTTCGGCGTTGCTGAACCGGACCCAGCCGTCGGCCGGTGCGGCGTTGACCCGGGCGGGCTCCGGCTGCGGTACCGGACAGCGTCCGCCCGGACACTGGCTGAAACTCTGCGGCGAAACCGCGTACGGCGGCGGCGGGGGTGCCGTGAGGACGAACCCCCAACCCCCCTGCATGTCCCGCCAGCGTTGGAGCAGTTCGGCGCGGCTCATCCACACAAACGTCCCGGGCCTGTTGTTGTCGACGATGCAGGCGTCCCTGTCGTCGAGGTGGACCAGGTCGACCATGTGGGCGATTTTGGTCCGGTAGAAGTCGTCGCGGCCGGCGTACGTAATGCACGGCATCCGGCCGGTGCGGAGCGACAGTTCCAGGAACGATTCGTCCCCGCCGGTGTGCTGCACGTAATCCGGTACCGGGACGGACTTGGACCGGCAGAAGGCGGCGATTTCCTTGTCGAGCTTCTCGGGCCAGCCGCCCCCGGGACGTTTCTTCATCCACGCCTGAAAGCCGTCGAGTGCCGCGACGTTCTGCCAGCGTGCGGCGAGTTCGACGCTCGTGAACACGCACAGCCCTGCCCCGTCCGAACCGCCAACGTTGCGGATGTGCTGCGCGTTGGGGATGTCGGCCACGGCCCGCTTGCCGGCGTGGACCGGGGACGGCGACGGCGAGAATTCGCCGGCGGGTTCGGCGGCGAGGGCGTCCCGGCCGGACGCGATTCCGAGCGCGACCCAGAGCAGCACCGCGACGGCGATGGCGAGCATTGCGGCCCCGAACACCACGCAGAACGCGACGGCGAATTCGACGGCCGCGGCCCTAAACGAGCGGATCCGGTTCATGCGGCGTACCCCGGTGAGAAAGGACCGCGGCCGACCGTTCGGCCGGCCGCGGCGGGAAATGACTACGCGGCCGGCGACACGGGGCCGGCGATGCCGTTCAACGCCTCCCGGATCCCGAGCGCGGCGAGGCCGGCCGTGAACGACTGGATGCCGCCGGCAATGTCGCCGGTGCTGAACTGGAACACGCCCAGGCCGATCAGGCCCGCGGCCGCGATGTAGGTCCGGTACCCGGCGAAGATTTCGAGCTTCAGAATCCCCGCGAGAATGTCTTTCACGTCGCCCCCTGGAGTTCAGCGGCCCGCGGCCGCGGTGAAGAAGAGCACGAGCACCAACGCGGACAGGCAGAGCACGGCGGCGGCGAACACGGCCGCGCGGGCGACCGCCCGGCCGAGGCCTTCGAAGAACTTGTCCACGTGCTCACCGGGTAACTTGTGGGGCGGGATCAGTCCGCGTCGAGTTCGGCGTCCGACGGCTCGGGGTACTCGGGTTCGAACGGGCACTCGTACTCACCGTCGGCGTCGGCGACGTCGACCCCGCGGCGGACGAGCCGGACCGGCCGCGAGTCGCGGTCGATCAGGTCGGCGAGTTCCGAGAGGGCCCCGTGTTCCTTGGCCTCGGCCTTCCGCATGCCGAGGCCGACCCGCTTGCAGCACTTCGTGATGAAGTTGAAGAGGTTCTGCGCCGGGTCCGCCTTCTTCAGGACGGACCGCTTCAGCATTTGAACCACACACTCTTGGACGAAGTCGTCCTTCGACTTCACGAACCGGAACCGGGAGTGGACCCCCGCGGCAATCTGCATGACGAGCGGACAGAGTTCTTCAATCGCCCGCTTCCGCTGGCGCGGGCCGGGGCCGGCTTTGGGGGCCGACTTGTAGGCGGTGATGATGCGGGAGAGTTCGGCCGGTTCGATGTAGTTGGTGCAGGCCATGCCGGTAACTAGTGCGCGGCGGGCCGGGCGCAACCCGGTTTGACCCGCCGCCGGCGAAGGCCCGGCCCTCCGGCCGTTAAAACCGTCCGGGCCGCGGCCTCACACCACACCGGTGATGACCCCGCCGCGGACCTGAAGGGTCAGAGTCCCGCCGCCCGGGGCGGCGACGACGGCGTCCGCGTCGATGCCCATGAGGGCCTGCCCGTTCGCCGGACCGCCGGACACGTACCGCCAGACGCCGTAGGCGAGGTCCGCCCCGTACTGCGAGGCGTCCGGGTCCGCGTCCGTCGCCGGGTCGTTCGACTTGAGCACGAGGTTGCGGTTGCAGTCGATCCGCGTCCCGCCGCCCCGCGGAACCCAGAAGCCGTAATTCCCGGCCCCGTCGGACCCCGACCCGAAGTACCCGTTGAGCATGAGGCCGCCGTACGTCTCGCCCATCACGACGCCGGTGTAGAACAGCGTCCCGCCGCCGGTGCCGGACTGAACGCACCCGACCCGGGCCGCCCCGGTGACGGACGTCGCGTAGACGGTCACCGCCCGCCCGGCCCCGCCCGCGAGTCCGTTCATGGATAACTGCACGTCGGACGTCGTCGCCGTGACCGTGGCGTTCGGCGTGGCCGTGCTCGACGCCCGGACCACCCACCCGTCCCGGAACGATTTCAGGCCCTTGAACACCTGGGCGAAGATGTTCACGATGCCCGACCGCCACGTGGTGACCCCGCCGTTCGTCGGGTCACTCACCACTTCGCCGGCCTCACCGCCGACGACGCCGAACTTCGGCGTGCCGTCCGTGTGGTTGCCCATCCGCACGCCCAGGTACTGGCCGCCGGTCTCGGTGAGCAGCGGCCGCCGGGACGTCGCCGTCGAGAGGCCGAACAGCTTCACCGCGTTGTAGTTGACCGGGACGAAACCGGCGGCCGTGTAGTACGCGAGCACGCGGCCGTCGACGAACCCGTCCGACGTCTCCGACGACGAGGTCGGCTGCACGAGGGCGACGGACCAGCCCACGGCGGCGGCCCCGGGCCCGGCCGCGTCGGGCCCGGCCGGGCCCTGGTCGAGCACGTTCTTGACGCGGCCGGCGGTCCGGGCGGAGAGGAGTGCGCCGCTCATACGATGAGGCCCGTGAAGTCCCGTTCGTTTTCCATGTCGAAGTACAGGTAGTTCGGCGTCCCCCCCGGTGCGAGCACGGCCCCCAGGGCCGTGAGCGGAACGGGTTCCGAAACGGGTTGACCGGCCGAGTCGACGATGTTCTCGACGACGGTCGAACCGCCGACGGTCCGCTTTTGCCGCTTGCCGGCGTTCAGCACGCGGAGCCGCCACGTGTAGGGGTTGTACTCCAGCGTCACGTTCGCTTCGTACATGCTGGCGAGGAAGAACGTGCTGCCGTTCTTGAGGGTTTCGTACACGCTGCGGTAGGTGAACTCCGTCACCTTCAGCGTCCGGGCCCCGAACCCCTTCCATGCCGCGTTGTTGATGCTGTTCCAGTAGTTCAGGATGTGGGCGGTCGTGAGGTTGATCGAATAGAACTTGATGCCGATGGTCAGCCGGGAGCGGTCGACTTCGATCCCTTCCAGCGGGTCCCCGGCGGCGTTGACGAGCGGGACGCCGGCGGCGTCGGCCTCGGCCGCCTCTTTGATTTCCTTCCGGCCGAACGTGAACTCGGGGAACCGGAGTTGCGCCTCGGCCGTGTTGTTCTGGGCGTCCGTCGGCCGGGTTGCCGTCGCCGGGTTGATGACGCTCGGCACGTCCCCGTTCTTCGCCGGGAACGGGGCGGTCGAATACCGGACCGTCGCCCGCCACAGCTTGGGGGCCTTCGTCGGTTTCGCGTCGATGTTCCGGGCAATCGCCAGAGAGTTGTCCGGGTGCGAGTCGTACCGGTTCACCGGCACGGCCGCGAGTACCGCCGGTTCCCGCGGGTCCGCCGCGGCCGCGTTGGTCTCAGAGATGAGCCAGCCCCGCGTCATCTCGACGACTCCGTCGTCGTTCGTCGCGATGCCGCGATCGCTCCACTGTTCGACGGCCGTCAATGCCACGGCTAAACCTCGGGGATCGTGACGGGGGCGAGCCGGAGCTCGATGTTGCCGAGCTTGTCTACGGTCCGCTCCAGGATGAGGTTGCTCTTCTTCTGTTCGGCCAGTTGCTGGGACGCGACCGTCTGTCCCGCCTGGTCGAACTTGATCCGGGCGGACAGTTCTTCCTTCGTGCCGGCGATGAGGGCGGTGTTCGCACCGGCCTTGCCGGCGGCGGCGGCCGCGGCCGGGACGTCGACGTTCGGGGCCACGGTCTCCACCTCCGCCTTCTTCGCCTTCAGGCGTTCGAACCACGCCTCCACCTGAACGGCCGACTGGCCGAATGCCCCGAGTTGCCGTTTGCCCCAGGCGTCCGTCTCGGCCGCGGCCCGGCCGATGCGGGCGGCGAAGGCGTCGGCCCCGTCGCCGAGGTCGTTCGCCCAGGACGGCCGGACGGCTTCGGGCAGTTCCTTGGCGAACTTGAGGACGTCGGCGAACGCGCTCACCAGCTTCTGAAATGCGGTGATCACGTAGGAGACGGCGACCGCGACGGCCCCGGCCCCGCCCTTGATGACGTCCCAGGCGTAGGCCCCCGAAACGCCCACGAACTTCATGACCCCGGTGATGACTTCCCCGATCGAGGGGAACTCGCCGGCGAACGCGAACGTCTCGCCGATCCACTCCCCGGCCGCCTGGGCCACGGCGGAGAAGGCGTCGAGGACCTCGCCGACGGCCGGGCCGAGTACCCCGTAATACGCCTCGGCCGCACGCCCGACCCAGTCGAACACGGGCCCGAGTTTGGCGAGCACCTTGGACAGGTTCGCGGCGACGGCTTCGATCAGCGGGGCCATGCTCACCGCGACGCGGTTGAAGAGCCCGGTGAACGCGGCCTGGATCTTCGGCAGTGCCGCCTTCGCCCGCTCGGCCGCCTTCAGGGAGTCGTCCGACAACACCAGGCCGAGCTTCTTCTGTTCGGCCGCGAACTCCTGCAGCCCGGCCGAGCCCTTGGTGAGCACCGGCAGCAGCTTCAGCCCGCCCTCCTCGTAGAGCTTCATGGCCACGCTCGCCCTCTTGCCTGCGTCCCCGGTGTTCTTCAGGCCGTCGGCGATGGCGAGGAACTGCTTGTCCGGCGAAAGGGCTTTCAGGGCCGTGATGTTGAGACCGATCATCCCCAACGCCGCGGCCGCGTCGGTGCTCCCGCCGGCGATCTTCGCCGAACCCTTCTGGAGCAGCGAACCGAACTCATCGCCCGAAACGCCGGCCCGTTCTGCCGACGCGGCCAGCCCCATATACGCCTCGCCGGTGACGCCGATGTTCTTCGCCAGCTTCGACGTATCGGCGAGGTCCTTGACGCGGCCCAGGGCGTCCCCGAACAGCTTCGCCCCGCCGACGGCCGCGCCGAACGCGACCCCGAGCGGGCCCGCGCCGGCAAGGCCGGCCAGCCCGCCGATGTTGAGGCCGCCGACGGCGGCGGTGACTTTGTTCTTCCAACCGTTGATTTGGGAGTACGCGCCCTCGAGGCCGGCCCCGATGCGGTTCGTCGTCCCCAGAATGAGGGAGGCCTTCCCGATTGACCCGGCCACAGGCTACCCCCTTCGGCTTCGTGCGGCGAGCATCAGGGCCGCTTCGGCGAACGGGATGAGCACCGGTTCCGGCGGCGGCCCCCAGTTGATCCGGCAGTTCTCCGCCTCGATTTCGGCCCCGGCCGCCTGGTACACGGACGCGCGGAGCACGGCCAGCCGTTCGTCGGCGGCCTCATCCCCCCACGGCTCGACGCGGTAGAACTCCCGCCACAACCCCAGCTCCCCGGCGTCGAGCCTCCCGAGCAACTCCGCCCGGGTCATTCCGAGTGCGAGGGCGAGTCGCAGTTCGAAACGTTCGTCGGGGGTGAGGCCGGGCCTTTTCCCGGCTCGGCTTCCACCCTCATGCCGTTCAGTTCGGCCGCCTGGGCGTAGACGACGCGGACGTCGTCGAGCGTGAGTTCGTCCGCCGCCGCGTCGACGGCCGCGGTCAGGGCCGCCTTCGCCGCGTCCCGGTCGTACGCCCGGCCGACCGCGTCGGGGGCCCCGTACAGCGGCGAGCCGTCCGGCCGGCAGAGGGCCGCCGCGGCCACGGCCGTGGCGGCGACGAGGTCCTTCTCCGGGCCGTCGGGAATGTCGCGGATGAGGTCCTGGAGGACGCGGTACTCGCGGACGGAGAGGCTCCGGACGTGCCGCTCGCCGGCGGACGTCCGGACGGCCTTCATCGGGCGTGTGATCACAGTCGAACTCTTTGGGGTTGTGGGGCCGGGCGTAGGGTCGGCCGGCGGTTACGGGTCGTTCGTGCCGCTGCCGATGGTCACGGGCCCGGACACGCGGAAAGTGAAGCTGAACATCTTCACCTTGTCCTTCTCGGCCTTCGGCCCGCCCACCTTCTTCACGAACCCGCCGCACGTGAACGTCTGCGGGAGCAGCGGGTTCCCGGCCCCGCCGCCGTCCGGGTCCGGGGACGTGGCGAGCAGAGTCTTCGCCACGCCGCGGAGGGTTTTCACCCGCGTGTAGAGGGCCGGCGTGTACTGGCACTCGACGGTAAACTCGCCCTCATCGGCCAGCGTCGGGATGAACCGCCGCGAGACGTCGGCCTGGTCGAGCAGCGTGGTTTCTTCCTCGCCGACTTCCGAGTCGGGAAACGTGATGGTGACGACGTCGGGGAACACCTGTTGCGCGTTCGCGGCCCCGTCGTTGATGCTGACTTTCGACTTGAACCCGATGGTTGCCATGAACCTGCCCCCGGTTTCGGGTAACTACCCGGGGGCGGCCGGGAAAACGTTCTGCATCTCGGCCGCGATTGCGGCTTCGACGCCCGACTCGTACGCGGCCTTCGTCGAACTCCACGCCCGTTGGATGAAGGGTTTCGCCTTGCTCCGCTTCGTGCCCTTGTTCAGCAGCCAGGCGTACAGGTAGGGGACGTGGCGGATTTTCTCGCCCTTGCGTTTCCCCCGGGTCCGCTTGCCCTTCGTCCGGGAGTAGCTCATCTTCGGGCCGATGACGGTCACGAACGAACCGGACGGGTAGGTCCGCGTTTTCGTGCCGACGGCCTTCGCCGAAAACCCGTGCCGGCGGATCTTCTCCGCCTCGGACACCACGGCGGCCTTCACCGGTTTCGCGGCCCGGTTCGCGCCGATGATGACCGCCCGCTTCGCCTTCCCCTTCACCGCGGCGAGGTCGACCAGGTCGAGTTCGACGCCGGCGGTGATCATTTCTCGACCTCGGCCAGCATTTCGTTGAGGCCGCGGTAAAGGGACGTGACGTGCCACCGTTCGTTCCGGCCGACGTCGCGGAGCACGTCCCCGGGTTGTACGGACGGGTAATTCCGCAGTTTGATCGTCGCCCGCAGGACGTGCTGTTCCGATTCGAGCCGCCGGGACGTTCCGGCGGACACGTCTTCGACCGCACCCCACAGGTAGCCTTGGGAAGTCTCGACCTCGGCCTTCTGGCCGAACGTGTCCGGCGTCGGCCGGGTGACGCGGAGGTGATCGAACCGCGTCGGGTACTCGCCGGCTTTCGGCATTACTGCCCCCAGTCCCCGGACAGGCCGAGGGAATAAGACCGGCAAACGCTCGCCCAGCCGAGCGGCGTTTCTCGGAGCTCGAACGCGGAGTCGCGGTACGCTTCCCGGTTTTCGTACCAATGCCCGGCGAGCAACTTCAGCGCGCCGAGAACCGTCTTCGGGACGGCCCCGGCGTTCGCCCACCCGGCCGCGAACTCGACGTACCCGGCAGGGTCGTAGTCCTTCGCCGGGATGCCGTCGGGAAAGAACACCCGGGACGGCGGCGTCTTCACGTCGGACCGCCACCCCGTGACGGTCTCGATGTCGCCGGCGGCCGTGTACCGCTTCACGGCGGTGACGGCCGTCACCCCGCCCCGGCCGAGCACGAGCGGGCAGAGCGGCCAGCGTGCGAAGTACTGGCGGTAGGCCGTGGCGAGCACGGGACGTTTCGCGTCGATCTCGAACCGCTCAACGGCCTGGGCGATGAAGTCGTCGAGTTGGGAGTCTTCGGACGTGTCGTTGAGGCGGAGGTGCGCCCGCAGTTGCGCGGCAGTCAGGGGCGACGTCGCCGGCGGCGTGATAACTTCGACCTGGTACATGCTACCACCCCCCCCGGAACACTTCGGCCCCGGCCCGGCCCTTGCGGACGCGGGCCGGGGCCCCTCGGATGTATACCTTCCGGTCCGCCTTTACGGGGCGTCGTAGCTGTTCAGACTCTTCACGCACCCGGAGTGCCCGATGTACCGGCCGTCGGTCCGCTGCAGGAGCACGAAGCCGACCTGCCCGGACGCGGCCCCGAGTTCGTTCAGCCGGGTGACTTGCTGCGACCCGCGGACGTCGCGGATCATGTACCGCTTCATGTCGCCGAACAGGCCGAGCACCGCGTTGTCGCCGGGCGAGTTGATCGAGGTCAGGTCGTTCGAGACGAGCACCGGGTAACCCTGCAGGCGGTCCGGTGTGCCGACTTGGACGCTCGGTTGCCACATGTACTGGCCGTCCGAGCCCTTCAGCTTCACCAGCCCCGCCACGGTTTCGTCGTGGAAGAGGAACGACCCGTTCGCCCGGTAGGCCCGGTCGACGGAGTAGATCAGGTCGATGACCTTATCGTGCGTCAGGGGGTTCGCGGTGATGAGATTCACCCCGGCGGCCGCCCCCGTCGCAAGCCCCTGCGGCTGCGTCGTGCCGTTGCCGGTCGTGAAGTGCGTGGCCTGGGTACGGCCGAGGCGTTCACCGAGCAACCGCCCCAGGAGTTCCGGCACGTTCACGGCCGCGTCCTGGAGCAACTCAATCGAGACGTAGACGATCGTCGTCGCGTACTTCCACGCCTTCAGCGTCACCTTGTCGAAGGAGGGGTCCGTGGCGGAACCGATTGCCGAGTTCTCCCCGACGATGCTGGCCCCGTTCGCGGTGTCGTTCACCCGCGGGTAGTCGAGGTCGGCCCCGGTGTCCGTCTGCATGCCAGAGGCGTACGCCCGAATCGGGGCGTAGAACTTGAGGGCCTGTTCGATCGCGGCGACCATGTCGGTCGGAACCGTCGCCCCGCCGGTCGAAGACGACGCCTTGCCCAGCGCCCGGACCTGGAGGGTCGGGGAGTGGATGTTGATGCCGAACTGGGCGGCCCGGACGGCGGTGTCAGCGGTCAGGCGTTGGCGGTCGGTGCCGGTCAGTGCCCAGTCCCGGACCGACTCCGCGTACTCCGTCGCGGACACCGCCGCGGGCGGGACGCCGGCGGGGTCCGTCTTGCGGCCCTGGGCCGAGCGGAGTTCGGCCTCGGCGTGTTCGAGTTTCTCGCGCCGCTCGGCCGCCTCGTAGTCGGCCTTGAGCTTGTCGGCGTCCTTCGTCCGTGCGTCGAACTCCTGGTTCTCTTCGGCGGTCAGTTCCCGCTTCTCTTCGACGGCCTTGTCGTACAGCTTCCGGGCTTGGGCGATGATGGCGGCCCGTTGCTGGCGGAGTTCGGCGGACGTGCAGGGCATGCGAGAACCTCGGCGGGGCGCGGTGAGCGGGGTGTTTCGGGTAACTACTCGCGTTCCAGGATCGCGAGTTTCAGGCAGGCCCGGGAGAGCGGGGACGGCGGCATCGCCGGGACTTCGACGGCGGAGTAGTCCCGGACCCCGACCGAGGTCCCGGGGTACGCCGGGATGATCGTCGGGGAGATTTCGACCAGGCCGACGTCGAGCAGCTCGCGGACCTGAATTCCGTCGCGGACGGACCAGCGGTCGACGGCCCGCGAGAACCCGAAACTCATCCCTTCGACGTCGCCCCGGGCCACGGCTTCCCGGACGTCCGCCGCAGACGCCGGCAAGTCGAGCGAGAACGCGAGCCCCCGGGCGTCTTCCCACAGCTTCAGAGTCGACGGCATCCGGCCGAGCGGGGGCCGGCCGCCGCGGCCGTGGTCCCACAGCGCGACGATACCCCCGGCCGACAGGGCCCGGGAGAACGCGCCGGGGAGGATGAGTTCCTGGAACTGCCGGCCCTTTTCGCTCAGCAGATTCGAGCGGGTGTTGAACGTGGCCACGTACCCGGTGAGCAGGCCGGGGTTAGACGGGTCCGCCGTCGGCGGGGTCGGTAGCCTGCGGATTTCCGTCGTTGCCATGGGCGGCGTCCTTCTTCGCGGGCGGTGCGGGGTCCGCGACCTGGTTGAGCGGGGTGAGGATCTTCTCCGTGCCCGCGATGAACGGGAGGTTCTCCCACTGCCGGCACTCGGCCCGGGTGTAGATGCCGGCGTCGACGCCGGTCTTGTACCCCGTCAGTCGTTCGGCCGTGTTGCCGCGGAGCCGGGCCTCGGCGACGTGTTCGGCGTAGTGGTCGACCCGGTCGGCCGGGATGAGCAGCTTCTTCTTCGTCTCCTGGGTGATGGGAGTCGTCACCGGGAGCAGCGTGGTTTCGAAGAACGACCTGTTCTCGGACTCGATGTTCCCCCACGTCGCCCGGCCGAGGTCCGCCAGCTTTGTCGGGGAGATGCTGAAGAACCGGGCGGTCTCCTGCACGCCGAACGACCGCGCCTCGATCCACTGCGCCTCATTGTTCGTGACCGTGAACGGGTCGAACTTGACCCCGTCCTCCAGGAGCATGAGCCGGCCGGAGACACGGTGCCCGGCGTTCGCCTTCGTCACGCTTTCGCGGAGGTTGTGCCGGGCCGTTTCCGAAAGTCCCGGCGGGACGGTGATTGAGCCGGACGGCCGGACCATGTTCGCAATGAAGGCCGAGCCGCCGGACTCGACGGCTTTGATGTTCCCGACGGTCTCCCGGGCGTATTCGATGACGCCCGTGCCGGTCTCACCGTCGAGCGAGAAATACGGGACGTGGAACACCTCGTCCGCGGACAGGTCGATAGACCGCCCGTTCCCCTTGACCCGGAAGAACAGTTCGCCGGCGGGCGTCCGCATGTAGTCGACGGCGTGGGACGGGAGCAGGTGAAGGGCGACGACGTCGCCGGCCCCGTTCCGCTCGATTTCGGCCAGCCCCTTCCCCCGGAGCAGCATGTTCGCCACGAACGCGGACCAGAACACGAACGGAACGGCCGCGGCGTTCGGCGCGTCGTGCAGGACGGTGTAGACCGGGTGCGACGTCGCCCGCTCCCGGCCGCCGTCCGGGAGCTTCCGGTACAGGCAGAGCGGGAGCGTGCCGACGGCCGCGGAGATGATCCGCACCGCGGCGAACACCGGCGAGCAGGTGAGGGAGTTCTCGGGGGTGACGGAAACGCCGGCCGCCGTGGGCGCGGCGAGCAGGCCGGCCGCGGCCGCCTGTTCCCAGGTGATCCCCCGGGTTTCGTCGGCGGCCGCGGCCGGGGCGTACAGGGTGCTCAGCATGACCTAACTACAGGAACTCAATCCCGCGGGACTCGTACACGCTCGCGGCCGGCTTCACGTCCGCCGACGCCTTGAGGGCGAGCGCGAACCCGAGCAGCGTCGAGACGGCCCCGTCGATCTTGTCGACCGACTTCCCGCGGGCCGGCCGCACGTTCCCGTAGGTGTCCGTGTCGAGCCGCACGGACTGCACACACCAGCGGAGCCACGGGTTCCCGTCGTGCAGGAACCGTTTCTCCGCGACGGCGATTTCGAGTTCCTTCGTCGGTTCGCTGAAGTACCGGAACGACTGGGGTTGCCGGAATACCTCAATGCCGTCGCCGGCGAGTTCGGTTCCGAACACCCAGGCCCCGTTCGGGTCCATCACCAGGGAACGGAGTTGGTGCCCGGCTTCCCGGAACCGGAGGATGTGTTCCCGGATCGGCTCCTTCTCAATCGCATCGCCCGGGGTAATCGTCATCGCCCCGGCCGCGGCGAACTGTTGGTACTTCGGTAGGTTCGACTGTTCGCGGCCGCGGGCCCCGGCTTCCGCAACCCAGGCCCACGAACGGCAGAAGTACCGCTTTTCCGGCAGCAGCCAGACGGCCGACAGGGACGTCGGGTCTACCCGCTGCGAGGCGTCGAAACCGAGCCAGCACGGGGCGGCGAGCAACGCGGATTCGGGGACGTGAGTCCGGCACTGGTCCCAGGCCGCGAGGTCGATCCAGCCGCCGGAGTCCGGCCGCTTGAAGATGTTCAGCCGGTACCGCTGGAACGAGAGCCAGTCGCCGACGTTCGACCTCGCCGCCGCGAGGTCCAGGCCGAAACGCTCGGTCGTGAACCCGGGGTACAGGTCGAGCGACGGGTTCACCCGACGCCAGACGTCCGGACTCTCGACGTCGTCTTTCTCCGGCTCCGCCTCGTAGATCTCGGCGTAGAAGGTCGGGTCCGTGTCGTTGCCCGCTAGCAGGTTCCGCCCGCGTTGCACGAGACCGTAGTACCAGTGGGTCAAGTCGTCCCCGGCCGTCGAGATGACGACGAGGATGCCGTCCGCCCGCCCGATCGTGGAGTATTCCAGCGTGCGGTAAAGCTTCGCCGACCGGTGTGCGTGCGCCTCGTCGACGACGACGGCGGAACAGTTCAGGCCCTCGGCGTTGGGCGCGTCGGCCGACAGGGCCCGGAACTCGCCGTCGCGCGACGGAACCTTGATGACTTTCAGGTATTCGAGCACACGGGCGGCGTTTGTGAGGGCCTTCGACTTGGCCACTGTGGCCTTCACCTGGTCGAAGACTTGCCGGGCGTTCTCCCGCGTGGTGGACGCGGAGCACACCAGAGGTGAGGACGTGCTCGCGGCGAACAGTTCGTACGCCGCGAGCACGCTCACGAGCAGCGTCTTGCCGTTCTTCTTCGGCACGTGGAGGAGGGCGAGCCGGAACCGGCGGCCGCCGTCCGGCCGACGCCACCCGTACAGGCACTGGAGAAACCGCCGCTGCCACGGGAATAGGGTGAACTCACCGCCGACGTACTTCGGGGCGACGTAGCGTTCCGCAAACCGGATGATCCGGTCCGCCGCTTCCGCGTCCCAGTAGTAACCGTCGGCGAGTGCCTTCCGGTCGGCCTCCGTGCGGACGGCCCAGGGCGGCGGTTCGGTTCGCATCCACCTAACTACCGGGCCCGCGGCGTCCGTGCGCTTTACCGTGGTGACAGCTTTCGCAGAGCATGACGAGGTTCGCCGGCGAGAGGTTCGACGTGTCTCCGTCGGCGTGGTGCAGGTCGGTCGACCAGGCGTCGTGGCACCACTGGCACAGCGGGAACTTGTCCTTCAACCGGTCGCGTAGGCGGCGGTGGGTGCTGCCGTACCCGCGGGCGGACGAACTGGCCCGCGGCGGCCGGACGTGCCGCGGCGTGAAGGGTAGGATCTTCGGGGCGTCGGCCACGTCACACCCTCAACTCGATGTCCGATTCGACTTCGTTGCCCCAGACGGACCAACCGGCCCGGTGACTTCTGGCGAACAGTTCGAGTCGCGGACCCGGCGAGACGGCCTCCACAAGTTCGTAACTCGACGGCGGTTTTCTGGAGTGCTCCCCGGGCTTCACGCTGCCGGCGAGCACGGTCGGCCGGAACCGCGCGTCCATCCGCAGTTTGCCCCGGTACCCGAAGAGCAGGGTCTGGGTTCTGTGGACGAACCAGGCCCCGCACCCGGACGGCTTCACCCACGTGACCGGCGCGAGGAACTTGAACCCCCAGGCGTCGAGCACTTCGAACCCGGCGCGGAGAGTGGCGTTCGTGGTCCACAACCAGACGTGAGCGTCGTCGGCGGCGAGTTTCGCCACGGGCATGGCGGCGATGCTGCCGATCGGGAGAGTCGGGTACGGCAGCACGGCACGGCGTCCGTTGCGGCGTTTCTTGAACGGCCCGACGAGTGGTTGCTCCCAGGGCGGGTCCGCGAGCAGGCACGCGAACCCCGTCACGAGTCGAACCCGAATTCGTCCTTCGCCTTCGCCGGTTCCGTTTCCATCTTCGCCGCCTTCCGCTCACGCGGCAGAAGGCCGAACTGCCGGGCGAGTGTGAAGTACTGCTTCGAGAGGTTCGTGTACTGGATCATCTCGCGGTACCGCTCCGGGCCCGGCGCGACGGCGTCGAGGGCCTGGAGCTTTCCCCACACCTGACACAGCAGGAGGAACGACTCGACGTCCGCGTCGGTGAGGACGCCGGCGGCGCGGAGCCGGCCGTTGTGGCGGTCCCAGAAATCGCGGGCCGTTGCCGACAGCGGGAACGGCGGGGAATGGGTCGGGGATGCCATGCCTTAACTACGGCGGCGGGGAAAACAATTAGCGTCGGGGGACTCGCGAGGTCGTG